AATGTTGGAAGAATTTGAGATATCTTCTTTGGTATTGGAACAGGCACTCTAAATAGTTCTACTATATCATTTCTATTTAGATGGCTTATAAAGGAAAGTATTATCCAACTTTTCCTCACAAGTATAAAGGTGATCCAACAAATATAATTTACAGATCATTGTGGGAAAGAAAGTTCATGGTTTACTGTGATAAAAATGCAAATGTATTAGAATGGGCAAGTGAAGAAATCGTAATACCTTATGTGTCTCCTGTAGATCATAGACCTCATCGATACTTTCCAGATTTTTATATGAAAGTAAGAGAAACTGACGGAAGTATAAAAAAATATGTAATAGAAGTCAAACCCTTAAAACAATGTTCTCCTCCTAAAAAACCAAAAAGACAAACTAAAAGATATATCACTGAAGCATATACATATGCCACAAATCAGGCAAAATGGAAAGAAGCAAGAGAATATTGTGCTGATAGACAATGGCAATTTAAAGTTATTACAGAAAAAGAGCTAGGTATTAAATGAGTAGAGTCAAAGACATCAAAGATAATTTAATTGGTACAGAAGATGCCGATGATTTAATGTTGGAGATTCTTGGTGTCTTAAATGAAGGTGGCAAAATACCAGAAGTAGGAAAATTCTATGTTTTTGTTTACAATCCAAAAACACCTAATATAAGGTATGATCAAAATCCTTTAGTTGGAGTAACTGCAACATTTGAATGGGGATTTCGTGGAATCAATTTTCATTGGAATGATTATAGACAATATACTTGGAATGAGGTGCCTGGTGGATTGTACGAAGTAACTGATCAAGAACTCAATGATCTTGATGGTATTCCTTTTGCAAGATTTAGATATTCATAGCAAAAAGGTATAAATAACTCATAATGATAAAAAAATCGATATGTCAGATCAACCCATATCATCTATTCAAGCTACATTAAATGAATCTATACAAAAATCTACTAGCTCCAGTGGATATGGAAAAATTGCAGCAGGAGATGATTTTGTTCTGAGATATCCAGTAAAAAGAAATGAAAAAGAAGATAGTATAATGTTTCAAGTAGTCAAATATATTTCTCAAGAATCATCAGGTAAAACATCAGTAACGATAAACCAAAAATGGCAAGAAGCTAAGACGGCTATTGAAGTGCAAAATGCTGAAAGAGCAGAGAAAGGAATAGAAGAACTACTAACAACGGAAGGTGTAATCAGAGAATTACATTCGGTATACACTGATGGTAAAACGGGTGATGTTAAAAGAGTATATGATGTAGGTAATATGTATAATAAGGATGGTTTAAAATTGGGATCTTCAGCAAGCTCTAGATATCATAGTAAACATAAAGGTGATATTAAAACAAAATTTTATGTAGAACTACCTATACCAAACGAATTATCTGATAGTCAAGGTGTTGAATTTGGTCAAAGCAAAATGAATGCATTTGAAATGATAGGATTCAATCAGGCATCGGCGTTTATGGAAGATCCAGGTGCTGCATCTAGAGATGTTCAAGAAGCTGTGAATGCAGCAAGATTAGGTGCTATAAGTGCACAAGATTTTGGAGATAAGGATGGAGGTTCTGTTGCTGGTGTAGTAAGAGCAGCGTTATCAGGAGTAGCTCTTAATTCATTTGGATCTAATTTTACAACCAATTCTTTACTAAGTAGGGCTACTGGTCAGATATTAAATTCAAACAAAGAATTATTATTTGAGGGTGTTAATTTAAGAAGTTTCAATTTCAATTTTACATTCGCACCCAGAAGTAAAGATGAAGGCAAAAGAGTAATGAAAATAATCAGATCATTGAAAAGAGCAATGGCTCCCAAAGCAGGTGAGGGATATGATTTTAGATCAAATGCTTATACAGGAACTGGTGGAATATTTCTAAATGCTCCAGATGTATTTCTAATAAAATATTTAAAAGGAGGTAAGGAACATCCATTTTTAAATAAATTTAAACCATGTGCATTAACTTCACTAACTGTAAACTATACAGGAGCTAGTATATACTCATCTTATGAGGATGGAACTCCAACACTTATTACAATGCAAACGCAATTCAGTGAAATGAATCCCATATATGCTGAAGATTATGATGATCCAAATTTAGGAGGAGTAGGATACTAAAATGGCATACTTAAAAGAACTACCTTCTGTAGTTTACCCATCACCATTATCACATAAAAACTCTTCTCAAGATTCGATTTTAGTCACAAATTTATTCAGAAAAGCCAAACTAAAACAATGGTTATCTGACTCTGTTACTTTTTTCAATAAAGCCTATATTAGCGATGGTGCAAGACCTGATACAGTTGCAGAATCTTTATACGGTAGTCCAGACTTAGATTATATTGTAATAATTTGTGCAGGAATTACAAATATTACAGATCAATGGCCACTATCTTCTAAAGATTTGTATAACTACTCAGTAGACAAATATGGAATTCAGGGTTTGAATGAAATTCATCATTATGAAACAATTGAAGTAAAAGATGAAAAAGAAAGATTAATATTACCTAAAGGAAAAGTTGTAGACGCTAATTATAAACTTGACGGACCAAGAAAAAGATCCTTGAGTGGAACTTGGAAAGGATACAAAGGATCTGGAGAAATAGAAATATATAAAACAGAAGAGATATCCCCAATTATTGGAATTTCCAATTACGAATTTGAAACTTCTAAAAATGAAGAAAAGAGAGAAATAGATGTATTAGGTAGAAGATATGTTTCTATGTTTGTACAAGATCTTAGAGCATCACTATCTTACAGTAGAAGTTCTAATTATATAAATCAAACATTAATTAAAACTACTAACAATTCAATTAATCCATAAAAATTTTAATTCAACTGTTGTATTGTCATAGTTTCTCCTACTAAACTTTTGTAACTTCTACATATCCATGATCAACGATGGTATTATTACCAATTGTGGGTGTATTACCAATGTAATATAACCCACCAGATCCAGCACCTTGAGGACCACTATCATTTATGCCTGATCCTGATCCTGATGAATAATCTCCTGGTCCACCAGAATATCCACCACCGCCACCTGGAGCCCAAGAAGAAGCACCACCACCTCCAAAACCTCCATTATGACCATATCCGTTTGAAAATGGATATCCATTACCACCTAACATTCCATTATTATAGGATCTACCCATACCAGTTGTTGAACTACTACCACTTTCATATTCAGACGAATAACCATCAGTCAAAAAACCAGCACCATCTCCTCCACCCCAATCGCCAACACTTACAGAATAACCTGCACCAGCACCATAAGTGCCAGCTGGTCTATTCTGTTGACCAGTTCCAATAAAAGTACATCCTTCGCCACTAATACTTGTTAATCCTCCATTAGCACCATCATTATAGGTTTGATCATAATGAGCACCTCCTCCTCCACCACCACCAGCAAGAATTAGATTGGTAGTTGAAAAAGATCCAGTAGTGCTTTTAAGTACAAATGAACCTCCTCCACCGCCTCCGCTACCCTCCGCAGAAGCAGAATTTGCACCACAATGTCCCACAATTATTTGTAACCAATCTCCTTTATTTAATGCAACAGTTTTCTCTGTATATGACCCATAACCTCCTCTGCCTTGGATGCCAGATCCCTTCGATCCATAACCACCACCAGCCCCCATGCATTTAATTTTATAATTTCCAGAAGATGGAACCTTCCATTCTTGATACCCTCTGGTATTCACTCTGAAAAGGTTAGTATCATTATACCACGCTGCACCATTATTTTGATAATGTGACATAGATGTCAATTGAGCATAGGTTGATCCTTGATATCCGTCTGTAACAGAGTAATCACCTGCTGTATTTGATCCATATGGTAAATGTGTTTTAAATGTAAAAGTGGTAAAAGCATAAAGTTCAGGTTCAAAACTTGTATCGGTAATGGATACTGTTTCAGATGTAGCAACTAAATTTGTATATCCAGAGTCAGTGTAAATTTTCATGGCAAAGGATTCATTACCCTCCCCAGATGAACTATCTTCTGCAGTTGTTAAAGAAATTTGTGCAGAACTACTAGAAATGGTGACTGATCCAGTTATTGCACCACCTGTAAAGTCAGAAGTAGTTACATTAGACCCATCAGCTTTCCAATATAAAGTAGTGCCATCTGAAATATCAGAAGTAGTTACATCAAATGTTACAGTGGCATTTTCGGTAATAGTAGTAGTAGAGGCAGTGACTGAGTATTGTGGATCAAAATGTGGAGGTGTTCTCTCATCAATCGAAGTGACTAGTCCTTCACTGTCATAATTTAAAATCCAACCTTTCCTAGTACCACTAATTTTTTCATTAAAACCAGTAACTAATCCAACATTATTATACTTGATGGCACTATACTCAGTTTCACCTAAAGTAATCTCCGTTACATTATTATTACTATCAGTGCTAATACCAGTCGCTCTAGTAAATGGTTCTACTTTTTTCCTTGCACCACCACCCTTTCCTTTATTAATAGATAATCCTACGTATCTTACCATTTGTAAAAATTTAACCTATAAATGTAATTTTGACATAACCTCCAGGACCTCTTTCAAGTTGACCAGTGCCATTATAACCAACCGTACTTACATTGGTTAGATTAGAAGTGAAAGATCCTCCACCACCACTAGAGTATCCATTACCAGATCCACCACCTCCACCAGAGTATCCTCCACCTGGTCCACCTGCATAATTTCCACCTGGTCCAGCACCACCAAATCCACTTTGGTGTCCCTGTCCATTTGTTGGTGAATGACTACGTGCATAATATCCATTAGAACCTGTAGCACCACCTGCAAATGATTTTGCGATAGTTGCACTAGATTGATAGGTAAAGTTAGTGCCATCAGCGTAGATTCCTGCTGCAGGTCCTGCAGCACCTGCGTTGCCATTATGTCCGTTTCCATTAGCACCATAACCACCAGTGCCACCAGTGCCTGAATATG